GCTGGTGCAAACAGCTCCAGAACCTCGGATACGCGATCGACATGCGTGAACTGCGGGCCTGTGACTACGGCGCGCCAACGACCCGCAAGCGGCTATTCATCATCGCTCGGTGCGATGGCGGGGAGATCGTCTTCCCAGACGCAACACACGGGCCGTTCAGCTATCAGAGGCCCTACCGTACGGCGGCTGAGTGTATTGACTGGTCAGCTCCGTGCATTTCAATTTTTGAGCGCGAGAAATTCGGCCTCAAGCCTCTGGTGGACGCGACGCTCCGAAGAATCGCACGCGGAATCGTGCGCTATGTCGTGACCGACCCGAATCCGTTCATCGTTACCCTACGCGGAACCGATTCAACTCACATAGATCGGTCAGCAAGCTCGATCCACGAGCCCCTGCGCACGATCAGCGCGGGAGGCACACATCATGCGCTGGTCGCCCCAACCCTGATCAACACTCGCAACGGCGAGCGGCATGGCGTCCAAGGAGAGCAGGCGCCGCGGGTGTACGACATTCGGACTCCCTACCCTACTGTCACAGCACAGGGCAGCCAAGGTGCGCTCCACAGGCCGATGTCAACGATCACGACGCAGGATCACCATCACCTGGTTTATGCCTTCCTGATGAAGTATTACGGGACGAGTCAAGATCCCGGTCTGCGCCGGTCGCTCGATACGATTACGACGAAAGATCGGTTCGCGCTCGTGACCGTAAAGGGCGACGAATACCAGTTAGCGGACGTAGCTACCCGGATGCTCAACCGGCGCGAGTTGTTCAACGCACAGGGCTTTCAGCCCGAGTACATCATCGACCATGGAATCGACGACGATGGCAACGCCATCCGCTTCTCGAACGCCGCCAGCGTACACATGTGCGGGAATTCTGTATCGCCTCCGGTAGCCGAAGCGCTCGTGCGCGCCAACGTGCTCGAGCAGGCGGCACAAGAGAAAGCCGCGTAATGCAACAGGCTACATCCGGATGTCGTACAACCGAGGAAACGAAATGAGAGAACTCAACAGTCACAAGGTAAATCCCGCCAACGATAAGCTCACCGTTCTCGTGCATGATGAACCCGGCTCAGGCGGTGCGCATCACCAGTATTCGATCACGCTGCCTGATCAACAGCGCTACCATATCGATTTCCAGAATGGCCCCATCGCCGAGGCGGGAGTGAATGGCCTCACGCACGAAGCGCTGCTAGCGATCTTGATCGACCGGCTGGAGTGCTTCCAGAAGGGAAATTTCGCCAATTCCTACAACCAGCGGGCACTGGAACACATGGTCGGCGCCCAAGAGTCATTGAAGGATAGGACTCGAGAGCGGATGACAAGAGGCGTCGAAGGCAGGCATACCGTCTAGTGCGTCCGGTTAGTTTTTAGTTTTATCAACGAAGGAGATGACGATGGGTAATTGGGTAATTCACATTGAGGGCACTGGAGCCCACCACAACAGCAATCCTGCCAGCGACGCCAACGAGAAGGCAAAGGAGTTCGTCTACGAGCTGATTGGAATCGGTCAGTCCGTTGAATCTGCGACGTTCACGGCAGGCGGTCGCGACAACGTGATGCCTGTCACCGAGAAGGCAGCGTAATGACCACCGCCGCAGACTGGTTCGAGGACGAGCGCGAGTCCCGCCAGCTCTGCGGCGATGCTCAGTCCCAAGCGCGAGGTGAATCCTCGCAGGACTTCGCCGCCGAGATGGTCATCAAGGCGAAGGAGCGCGGCCTAACCACCTACCTCAGCCCAAAGCAACTGGAGTGGCTGTGCAAACTCGCAGACTGGGAATTGCCCAAAAGGCGCGCTCACGATGGATGAGCGCGTCTGTATTTGGATTCGCGAAGCCGATCGCTCGCGCAAATGGTTGTTTCCCTCCTGCGAGGAGGGTTTGGACTCGGTTTCGCCGCAGACAGTCATCTTCGACTGGAGACACTGTCCTTATTGCGGCGCCAGGATCAGGTTGCGGGCCGATGATCCCTATCTGCAACCCGTCAGCGCAGAAGCGGAGCAGAAATGACCACGTTCGACTACTTCATTCTGTTGGCACTCGGCTTCTCCCTGGGCTATCTCTTCGGTCGCAAAGACCGGCATCGCAACAAGTAACCGTGTCCCGTGAGCAGAACGAAGCGTAGGGCTGGCGAACTACGCGCAGGAGAATGCCGATCTGAAGGCTCTCCTCACTCAGGCGCCGATCGCCAAGGTGACCGTGCAGGAGACTGGCTGGAAATACCCCTTAGTAACGGCTTCCCTCTACGCTCCAGGTCTGCCGCCCGGCGAACACGATCTGTATCTGATGCCTTCCGTACCACAGTCGGAAAAGCATACATGACGACAGTAACTCTTGATGCCGAGACGTTGGCAAGACTCCAAAAGTATGCCGATCACTCCATCGATCGGCACCAGAATGGCGCAAAGATGAAGGATTGGGAGGACGCGCGCAGCTACGCTGTCGAGGTGGCAAACGCACTCCTTTGGGCGAACCCGGATCTATGCGATTACATGCGGAGATTCAACGAGATATCAGAAAAGAGGAAAAGTACCAAATAGGACTTGACGTCCTATAGGACGATGTGGCCTAATAGCTCCGAGGTCAGGAGATACAGCAATGAACGTAATGAACAGCTTCACCACCCACTTCGCCGCCACTGAGGCGGAAATTGTGGCCGACGAGTCCACCGGTTTCGCCTCTGTCCTGACGGATGGCGACACGCCGATGAACTTCTGGGTGCTGTTCGTTCGTGGCGTGGCCTACGATGTCTGGACCGACGCCCTCACGGGTGAGGTGATCCAGTCCTTCCCGGTCCCGGTGGCCGCGTGACGGCGGCTCAGCTCCAGCGGCTCCTCGACAAGATGGGAGAGACTCAGGTGGGTATGGCAAAGCGGATCGGGATCAGCGACAGGAATATGCGCCGGTATGTGTCTGGTGAGCTTCCTGTCCCGCGTGTGGTGGAACTCGCCGTGCGCTGTTTGGCGGATCACTCACTCTTCCGTCAGGAGAAGTAAAATGAGCGCGTTCGAGGAATTTCAGGAGGATCGCGTCTTTAGGGCCATAGCAAAAATCCTTTTAGCTTCCGGATGGCCCGAATACCGAATCGCCCTTTTATGGATGAGCCTGTCACCGGACAACCAAACAGGAGCTAAGTGACCATGTACGCGCCATATCGAAAAGGCACCATTCGTGGGAAAGCATCGCGGGCCAAAGCGCTCAAGGCGACCGAGCAAGCGCTAGTGCGAGCAGCTCTGAAGCAACAAGGTGAAGGCCGGTGGCTCGGAGAGCGACGCATGCGAGCCGTCGCCAAGGCCGGTTGCCGCGTGGTCGATATCGTGCGGCGCGAGGCTGAGCGCGAGGATGAAATGCTTCAGTATCCCGGTTCGCGTGACTGCCTCTTTGCGGAATTCGAGGATTACGGCTTTGAAAAGATCGCAGCCGAGCGCGTGGCGTACTAACCGGACCAACTAACAGGTGATGACTGATGGGTACCCATGATCTTACCGTGACTGGCGAGACGCGAGAGCAGTTAGCCAAGCGCCTTATTCGAGAAATGGTGGCGGAGAACGACGCCGAGCTCGGCATGACCTGGTGGAATCGATTGACCGAGCGTGAGCGCGCCGAGTGGCTGCGCCGAGCCGATACTGCGGTGCCGGCGGAAGCCTGGGAGGCGTTCAAGAGAGGCGCGTTTCAACCATGACAAACGCATACGAAGACTTGGTGAAAGCTAAACGAGAAGCGGAATCAACCATGAGCGAACCCATTGAAGATATTGAAGACTGCAAGCGCATCCAGAAAATTGCCAAGGCGCATGGGCACAATTTTTCCCTTAAGGTTTGCGAGGCAATCTGGCGTTCAAGAAGTGAGGATTGGGCCGCTAGTTGGCTGTTTCTTCCTAGAACAGACGAAGAGGTCTGGGATGATCTTGTGACGTGGGGCATAGAATACCCGGATGAACTATGAGCATAGCCGAGCGCATTGATCGCGAAGTATTTTTGAGTTTCTGGAACAGCGGCGACATCCGCAAGATGGCGTTTGCACGGGTTCTCTATAGAGATGCGTATCCGCATTGGCCAGAAATGCAACGCTGTTAACTCATGACCGGCTATCTCCATTCCTACGTTGCAACTTCCTCGCTGGCAGGGTGAAGATATGAAAGACATCTCAATCAATTCAGCAACTATCACGTCACCACCTGTTTTCGTAATGGAAAATTGCACATTCCGAAACTGTTCTATTAACGAGATGCCGATTCCCGATGGAATAATCGAATGGGTCTGTTCATGTCAACATTCCACGAAGATGGAACACATTACTGCTCAGGTGATGAATGAATGATTTCCCTCCTTTGCGGGCAACATGGGAAGAGCTAGCTGAACTTATTTCAGCGGCAACTAATGACCAATTGCAGACAGAGTATGTGAGAGCAGACCAGCTTACTATAGACAAACAAAACGACACAATTGTCCCTACGCAAAATCCTTGAGCGCGATCTTGTAGCAGTGAATGAGTCTCAGGATGGTCCATTCATCCAGTTTATCTTCGAATTGCGCGAACGCATCTTCTCTGGAAGAAGGATGCATGGCATAGAGATTATGATCACCTTCTATGATAGGTGTCATCGAAATAATGCCCGGTTTCCCGGTGGGCGTCAGCACGTGTATTCCCATGAGCGAGAAGTTCGAACAAACCCGCAGGAGTGCGTCTACCAGTTTCGGGAAGGCTCCAGGTAGATCAACATTGCTGCGACTGGTCATCAGGAACAGTTTCGGGTCTGGGCTTTGCAGTAAGCGACGGAAGCGCTCCACGCAGCGATTGAGATAGGCGTAGTGTTCTTCTTTGCTGGGATCTCTATGTGTGAATATCGCCTCTAGCCCGTATCGATCCCTGTAGAGCGTGTGATCGGCTCGTGATTCATTGGGGAAGGCAATGGATTGATAATATCGTTGATTCAATAAGTTCGCGAAGTCATCCGCTAGACAATCAAGCACGATCTCCGGTGTTGAAAGGAGCCAATCAAAAGGAAGCGAGTATTTTTTGAGCCCTCCGTTTTTGAGCACGGAACTCGCCTGACAATGGGTTCCCAAAGAAACAACGTGGTTTACAGGAAGGCCGTTGATGAGGCGCGTTCCATAACTCGCCAGAGTAGGCGAAACATGCAATCCTCGGTAGTCTAGGCGCCCAGAATATTCCGGCGAACTCAAGAAGGCCCGCAGCATCTCGGGTATTGCGCGGTCTACTCCGATGCGCTCGATCAAATCTTCGTAATATCGCGCTCCTCCTGGGTCGGGAGCGCGATTCATGACGATGAGATACAAGCTCTGGACCAATTGCTCTATCTTCTGTTTATTGATGAGCTCCATGGATCACCCCCATTTCCTTATCTGGAGGTGAGTATAGCTACGGTAACGATAGCTGCAACTCGGCCCTACTTTCCCGCAGCCTTTGCTGCCTCGATCGCGGTAAGCAGATTCTGCTCAGCCTGCGACTCCTGAGCGAGAATCGTGGTCCAGTCCACTGCTTGCCCCGAGGCCTGAGCAGCCTGCACAGCGGCCGATACGGTGGCCGCCGACTGCAACAGGCTGTCGAGTAACTGCAGCCCTTCCAGAACCCCTCCGACGATTGCGACAGTGCTCATTGCTTTACTCCAGCTTGGGTCAGATAGGTTTCGACGGCGTTCATCGCGGTCAGCGCCAGCGTCAGATCGTTCTGAGCGGAACTCAGGTTCGTACCCTCTTCCGAGCGCGCCGTGTCGAGAATGACCTTAGCCTGCAGCACCAGGGAGTTCGCCTGTGTCGCCTGAGCGCTCGAAAGCTGACCTGCGGACAATGCTGTGGTGACCGTGTTCAGGGCGGTCGTGACACCAGCATAGCCGTAGGCCAGTTTCTGGTCGAATGTCTGCGGCGTTGTCAGCCCCAGGGACTGGCAGCCCAGCATAGGCAGCGCGATAAGGAGCGCCAGGACGGTCACGCACCAATGCGCTTTCACGCTCGGCGGTGGCAGCGTATCCGGTGGATTGGTTTTGACGTACCCGATAAGAGCCGTTATCAGTCCACCGAAGAATACGATGAACTGTAGAACCCGCGGCGAGAACAGATCGGTGGCGCCTGAGAAACAGGCGAGTAAAAGCTGGATCAGACCCAGCAGCCAGAGGATGTGTGTACCTAACCATTTCATGATAGAAGTGCCTCGATTGCAGTGTTAACGACACGTTGTGTCCACCCGCGGCCGAAGTCTGGCCAGGTGGGCAATGCGGTAAGGAGCGCCATGCGTTCGGCGCTCAGGGAAGTGATGGCCACGCGCGGAATGGAGCGCAGCGCTGCGGCGATCGTGGCGGGTCCCATGATTCCATCGGGGGTCACCCGCAAGGCTCTCTGGAAGGCCCGTATCGCGGTAGGGACTCCGCTGTTCACGGCGAAGTCCAGGAGCGCAACACCCAGCGGATCGGGGAGCTGATCGCCGCGGATCGGGTCCCAGTAGTCGGCGGAGTACAGTTGCGCAGCCCGCTCAGGCGTCATGTTAGCGATGTCCTCATTCGGGTAGGCGCGCTGGCTGATCCCGTAGGCCGTGAGACCGCCGGGATCTTTCGGGTTGTCGACCAACCCACCCTCAGCCTGCAGGACGTAGGCGACCGCGCGCGCGAAGCTCACTTGCCCCCCTTGAGTTGCTCTCGGATGTCCTCAGCCTGGGCATCGGCTTCGTCAGCCTCTTCTCGCAATTCTCTAGCACGACCCGGACCGCGCGCACGACGAGCCGCCGCGTGAGCGCCGATGGAATACTCCTTGAGGAGATCGATAACGATCCGCGCGATCCGCAGTGACTTGATTCTGATCCAGATGCCTTCATCCATTGCCTACTTCACTAGTTTCTCGATAGCCGTTTCCAACACTTTGAGCGCGATGGCTCCCAATGCTCCCCACACCCATCGCTGGATCAACTTGCGACGCTTGATCTCCTCTTCCACCAGGTGCCGCAGCGTCGCGAGCGCCTGGGACTTCGCATAACTCGGTAGATCCCTGTCCACCACCAGCCGTAGTGCATCCTCCAAGAGCTGTATCCGGCGCTCCAGTGCCCGCTCCTCTCGCCAGGTGCGCATGAACGCTCGGCGCACACGGGTGGGGGTGAGGACCTGACCTTCCGGGAACTCATCTTCCAGACGCTCGATTCCAGTGAGGGTGTCAGAGGGGTCATTCATTGCCATTCATAATCGAAGGTGCCAGCGATTGTGACGGGAGGAGTTCCGAAGCTCCCTTGATTGATCACTGAGACACCGGTACTTGTCATCTGGTAAATATTCAACGTTGCAGCGTTCTGCACGGCGTTCAACAGTAGCACTCCAGAAATTCCAACCATCGGCGTAGCGTAGGTACAGACACCACCGCCACCAATTGCAACAGCGGCGTTAACGACCGGATAGGGTAATCCTGTTATCGTCGCCGGGCCTGTAGAGCTTCCGATGTTTGATATCGTCATCGCAAAATCGCCACGAATACGATTTCCCAATACCTGGAATCGCCCTTGCTGCAATGTAAACGTCAGCCCAACATGAGCTCCCCCAAAGTTTAATTGCGGAGTGTATGTCCCGAATGAAAAACCACCTTCCAGCCAGACGAGGCTCGCGACAGCGCTACTCCAAATCAGACTGCCCGCCGTAAAGGAGCCCGAGAGCTTCAGATATCCCCATGTACCTGCGACCGTGACATTACCGCCATGGGAATTATCTGCCATGGTCAGTGTTGATCCAGCCACCCCAGTTAAGCTCATCGTGCCTTTGATGCGGTTGGAGGAAAACTCCACCGCGGAAATCTGGCCGGTGGGTGCCAGTGTGATATCGGAGGCGAAAATATCGTTGCCAATGAATTGCCATTCTGACGGAGCTGATCCTGAATTTAAGGCAAACATCGGAATACTGTTATTGAACACGCAGTTGGTGATCATCAATCGATCAATGATGTTCCACGTCGCATCGGAATAGACAAAGGCGGAACTTACATTCTCGAAATGACAACTATCGAATGTAAAATTAGACGCATCAGTAGTGGGCACTGTGCCCACTAGATTGACGAATTCGAGCGCATGCACAAGGGCACTGCTGCCCTGATTGAACTGACACGCGATGCACTTAAGCGTATTAGGGCCGGATGCCGTCCCGGGAGCACCACCTGTGATACGGATATGGCAGTTGCCTGCATAATCTCCAGAACCATCCATCCCAAATCGGCAGTTTACGAGAGTCAACTCAGGCCATGTATCCATGACGAGATGGGCGTCTGATGCTTGGCCGCTGAAGATTTTATCGCAGTGTGCACCTAGCCCCACGCCGGTGTTATAGGCTTTGAAATACCAGTTCTGTGCGCAGTTATATACTGCTACCTCGCTAAGGATGATGTTGTATCCACCGTTTACGTAAACGCCAATGCTATTAGCAGGTGGTTCACCACCCTCACGTAAGATGCTAAGCTTCTGCAGCCCTAGAGGGCTGTTTGCTGAACTGTTTCCCAAAGTGACTAATGCCGATATGGAGGCAGCAAAAATAAGAACGGTGCCTCCTCCTACAGGATTACCAGGAAGACAACCGGCACCCACAATCATGACATTGGGTGGAACGATGATCCCTTGTGATAAGAAACTATTTCCTGCGGGTGCGATGATTACGGAAAACCCGCTATTTAATGCGGCAGTCCACGCACTCCAGTCATCCGTTACGCCATCGAATTTTGCACCAAATGAGCGGACATCGTTCGCTGGAAACGGGTCGACGCCGCCTGGGATGTTGTCCTCAGTCCAGATGAGGTTTCCAAAAGCATCTGTCAGGACGAATTTATAGGTCAGTGTTGGGTCGAGCCAGACGAAGGCTTCACCACGAAAATTCAAAATCACGGGATTCGTATTGGGCGTCGTCTGGGTCGAATCCGTATAGGTTGCTTGACGAGTCGTAGTGCCCGCCGCATAGGTATTGAGTTTTCCGCCCACGAGCGGAAGCCCGAGGTTGTCCCAGGAACGAAAGACTGGTGCCGGTGCGAGTTGAGCGCTCATGAGTACACGATGGATACGACGCCCGCCGTCCCCGGAATGTTGGAAGGAATACCGTTGCCCTTTGTCCCACTAGGACCGCCGTAATTAACACCAGGAATTCCAGTACCGCCCGCCCCGCCGGTCCCACCGCCGGCGACGTTTTGCCCTGGCTGGCCTGCGTTTCCCGGTATATTGAGCGTCGCACCGCCTGATGCAGTCCCTCCCGCGCCGCCGGTGCCACCAGCCCCACCACTGGGAGCATCGCCACCCGGGGAACTGCCTCCCGCGGTCATGGTTGCCACGGTGAAGGTGCCCGAGCTCACGATGGTCGCGCCTGCGGTGATCCCGCCCGCGGCCCCCACAGTGATGTTCATTGTTTGGCCACCCGCGCCAGAAACAGAGATTACCGTACGACAGTAACCGCCGGATCCAGACCCACCTCCGCCTGAGAAACTGCCGCCGCCGGCCGTAAATCCCGCGCCGCCTCTGGCCGTAGCACCCCATGCTTCAATTGTCGCGATGCTGAATCCGCTGGGGATGTTTTCGGTAAATCCACCAGCAGTTGTGAATAGATGCTGGGTCGGACTCGTGGCGGTCTTCTGCGCCAGAAGATTGGCGGTCAAATAGGACCCGGCCCGCAAAGTAGTATTGCTGGCCGTGCTCGAGTTCTGCGCCCATTGGATACCGAAGGTGCCCGGCGTGGTGATCAGCAGCGATCCTTTGTAGAGCACCCCATTGCTGTCAGTTCCAGTCCCTACGCTGGCATAGGCAACCGTGGCACCGACAAACGATTCGACTTTGGGACCATAGGCCCCCGCATTCACAAGCCCATCCGCGACCGCAGGAGAGGTTGCACGGCTATCGACTGCGGTACCGGTGGATGAGAATTTAAAGCCAGCACCAGCTGCCACAGAATCGAACAACATGAAGAGTTCGTAACTGTACTGGCCGCTCAGGAGCGTCACAGACAGATCAGGATCGGCCGTCAGAGTGATGGTGGATTGTCGTGCGGTATCGCCCGCTTTGACCGCCGAGGTTCCGGCGGTGGCCGAGATGTATTCGTAAAACAGGACCCGCCACTGACCCATCCCCATGTACTCAGCAATGAACGCATCCCCATTGCTCGTCGTGATGTTGTTACCGCTGGGCAGAATTAGATTGGCCGAATTGGTCAGCGTGAGAGAGTTTGAAAAACGCCCGATGTAGATGGGCGCGACCAACTGAGCCGAATTACCGAACGAGGTGATTGCGGTAGTTCCCACAATCTGCACGTTGTGACCCGCAACTGAACCCAAGTCCGTGGTGGTCGCCGCCGTGATGGGCGTCTCCGTCCCGAAGGTTCCCACATTCACCCCCGTGCCAGAACCGCCGTAAAGCTGCCAGGTGCCGTTGATCGAGATGATTGAGGTGTACTGGTTGGCCAGCAGCTGATTGGCTCCCAGTGGCGTCCCATTGGGATTGACGATGGGTTGAACCCCTCCCCCATTGACATTGATGGTGCTGGGACCGGTGTTGGAGTTCGACGGGCGCCAGTAGATGACCTGACCGTCTGTTCCCGGAGGAACCGGCGAGCTGAAATTCAGGATGTAGGCGTTCGCCACACCCGTATCCACGCCACCATAGAGACTGATCAGCGCGGCATTCACCACGTTGTCGACGGTGGTGATCAGATTGCTCTGGCTGTCCGAGACGACGAACTTGTAACTGACGTTCGGTAACAGCCAGATCGAACACTCTCCTCGAAAGTTGAGGATGATCGGATTCGTGTTCTGGGTGACTCCGGTCGAATCGACGTAGGTCGCGATGGGAGTCGTGGTGCCCCCGGCATAGGTCTGAATCGTGCCGTTGACCAACGGGAGATTATTATTGTCAAACCACCGTTGGACGAGATACGGGGCAAGATAGGCAGCGGTCACGAAACCACCTCATGGCCCTTGCCATCCAGTATCCATACAGGCGCAGACTCAGCCAAAAGGAGTTGAGCCATGGCCATCGCCGCTGTCATATATCTACTGCTGATAATCGCTTGGGCAGTAACGCCGGCCCCTGTCAGTACGGTGCTCGGCGTTGTAATTCTCGTGATCATCGCCGCGGAGATAATCAACATATTCCGTGGATGGCGCGCCGGTGAATTCAAGTACTGATTCACGGCTTCCCCACATCCGAAAGCTTCGTGAGTCCCCCGTAAGGAGTCATCGTCTCCTTGGCGATTTTGTTAGCGCCTCGATTCTCGACTGCCTTCCTTACGATAGTTCCAACCGGAATCCCTCCGGCCTTCACGTTCGCGATACCCTCAACCGCGCCTGCGGCATGACTGGCTAATGCGCCTACCAGCGTGTTTGAATTGTTGACGAATGAGCCTTTCGGCTGCGCTTGGGTGTAGCGCGCCACATTTCCCAGCGTCTCCAGTTTTTCGATGGTGGCGGGATCTACCAGTGATCCCAGTTTCGGAGATAGCGCTTGAAGATGTTTGTTGTAATTGGCTTGGCTGAAAGTACCTTTGTCGACTCCGGCTGCCTTCCCCAAGTGGTCCAATGTAGCCACGCCCATCGTCTGCGTGGCTGTATCATTGCCTTCCAGGTTTTGCCGCATGAGCGCTACCTGATCCCGAGGCGCTCCAATGACGAAATTCTGCACAAAGTTATCAGGCGGAACCGTTCCGCTGAGGGCTGCTTTGTAAGCCGGATCGGCTTCCACGGCCTGAAATTGTGTTCGTGCGGCGCCGCGGGCGGCATCGGCCAATGGCTTCAATTCAGCGCTACCGGGCTTTAAAGGAAGCTCTTCCATCGTATTGCGAATCACGCCTGCGGCGTGACGTTCATTGCCGTCTGTTGAGCTTCTTTGAATGCGAGCCAAGTTGGTACGCAAAGATTCGAAATTCTGAAAGGTCATGTTGTCATCATCAGCTAATCTGCCGAGAGTCGACATGACAGCCTTCGGCGCGTGATCCAATAGCAACTCTTGATTCAATGCAGCTGTGGCATTCTTCAATAATGCCGGCGCGCTGACGGGAAACTGCCCTCCATTGGCATCCCGCAATGCCTGATACTTCTGGCTGATATCAGCCTCTACCGGAGCAGCCTTATCTTTGTATGCCTGAATCAGGGTGTCACCATGCTCGACATGATTCGCGGAGAACACATCCGGTCCAACTTGATCGCGAATCGCTTGAATATTCTGTCCAAGCTTTGTGTTCTGATCATTCAACAGTTGAGGCAGACCAGGGATTTTCCCGCGATTGTTCATCTCATGAGAGATGATTTCCGGGTCTTGCGCAGCCTGACCTGGAGTCAGTTGTATTTTCACCGGCAATGAATCCGCTTCGATATGACGGTTCAGAGTCTCCGGATTCACCGCGCCACCGTTCTGGCGAGCGGAGTTCACCACGGCCTGCTGCAGTTCGGGACTGACTTGTGTCATGCGCGGCGCGGCGGAGGCGGCACCCATCGATTGAGGAGAATTCTGAGCCGCTCGAGTCAGCACGTCCTGCGCGCTTAATGGCGCCGCTTCCGGGTCAACCATCGAAGGAACCACTCGGGCGGCGCTTCGGCCGATGGCTCGTGTGGCCGGGAATCCTGCCGCAGCCTCACCAAACAATGGCGCGACGTCCCCTACTCTCTCGGTCACATCCCGTACCGTATCGGCTGCCTGTGGATGTCCTGAGACGTCAAGGAGGCGCGGAACAATTTCTCCGGGCCTCACTTGACCGATCACATCCACGGCAGCCTGCCCCGCCTCGGTGCGGGGTTGATAAGTGAGTGCGTTGCGGGTAGCGCGCGCGGCCGAAGCTGAATCAGTGCCCCCTATTCCAGTCAAGCCCACCATATAGGCCGGCGCCGCGGCAATGCTTGCTGGGACGGAACTAGCGAGCGAAAGCCCTGCCTCGACTCCTCCGACCGCGGCCTGCCCGGCAGTGAACTTCCCCTGATTCGGATCACCCGCGAACCCTTCGCCTTTGAAGGCCTTGAAGTTGGCCAGTTCAGCCGCGTCAGGATCTCGACCCACGCGACGCTTGAACTCCTTCGCGTCATAGGTCGTGCCTGGGGCAGTCGATTCGGGAAACTTCTGTGCCGGTTGATGCAAGTAGGCATCAGGATCGAATGCCGCATGCGCGTCAGATCCTTGCGTCAGATAGGCGTCTGGATCGAAGTCGGTCATTGCCGACCCTCAAACTCTTTGATCGCAGCGCGGGTTTTAGCCATATCGGCACGAGTCAGTCCATGCTTCTTCAGGAACTCTTCGGCTTCCTGCGGATTGCGCGCGAGGCCATATTCGTAACCCTGCACGAGATTCGGGATACCGCGGAAATCCGCTTCGTTCCTAGCAAGCTTGTCCGGGTCCTTGGTTTTACCCTGAACGCTGGCATATGCGGCGAGCGCCTTTTCCGTCGCGAGCGACTGCGTGACTACGCCCTTGAGAGCCTCTGTGCTCAGCGAGGCGTTTGGACTACCGTTGTGGGCGAGCTCGCGAGCCGCATCGGTGCCCCCGAGTCCGGCCTGAGTGGCTCGAGCAGCCTCGTAGCGAGCCAGATTCTTGACAAGGGTATTGGCATCGTCGGCACCCGCCGTGTCGATTCCAGCGCTCGCCAGGACGTTACGGACGGCCTTCTTCCAGGCAAACCCTGCACCGGTCCCGATGGCATCCGGCTTGTCGAGAATCTCCCGTGTGCGCGTGAGCGCATCTTGGGCTTGCGTGGTGTTGTTCGCTGCGGCCTGCGCCTGTTGGACGCGATTGGAAACGCCCGCAGCCGCAGTATTCACAGTCGACGCCTGGGCCGTGGTCGGATTGGCTCCTGGGGCTACCTGCACACTTCCAGCGGGCGAGACGTTGACGATCTGACCTGCCTCGTTCTTGACCTGATGAGGCGCCATCGTTTTCTGAATCGGCGGCCCGGCGGGAGTGATCGCGCCGGTGATATTCGACGCCTGACCCGGTTGGATGCCTCCACCGGTGTCCACTGTAGTCGGCGCCGTCGTGGGTTGACCGGTCAGCGTCGCGGCATATTTTCCGAGCGTCTCGCGATATTTCGGGTCCGCATCATTCTGCGGCAACATTGCCGCTTGCGCCACGCCTACCCGAAAGGCGGCCGGATCGTCCTTATGATCCTGGAGCCAATTGGTGTAGTAATCGACAACGTCCCCACGCTTGGTGTTAGGGTCCTTGGCGAGCGCGGTAAGGCCGGTGCCCAGAGAAGTCCGAGCCGAATCCGTCAGATCCTGCTTGGCCTTCTGGTTCTGAACGATCTCATTAGCCTGAGTACGCGCGCTGGAGGCAATCTGCTGCCCATTTACGGGCGCGACAGTCTGCACGTCATCAGCAAACCGCTGCTGATCTAATGTGCCATCAGACTTGCGGTAACCGCCGTCGTGCACGTTCTTCATCAGGCCAGAAACGGCCTGCAGTTCTTTGTTCTTCAGTTGATCGACACCGGCGGTCGCCTGCGCACTCTGCTGCGTGTACTGACCGGTCTGGAGATTTTGCTGCTGTTGTTGCAGTCCCAGGATGCCTGAATAGGTATTGATCCCCTGCATCGGGTCCGGGGGCTTGATCTGCGTGGCAACAGGGGTGAGATCGGGCATGCTCAGTATCCTGTATAGGAAGAGCTCACGACATCGCCACCCGCACCTCCGGCGGTCGATGTTCCGCCGCCACCGCCATAAGCTAGCCAGGGGGCCGCTGAATTGATGCCGCCTGTCAGGGCATTAGCCGCACCCACCGTTCCAGCCGCATTGGCTGTACCGATATTAGTCGCGGACTGCGCCGCCTGACCTGCTAGGGCAGTGCCTTGCTGACCCGTATTCGCTGCGGCGTTCTGGCCCAACTGGGAGACGCCAGCCAAACGCTGGTAGATATTCCCCTGCTGCGTCTGGTACTGGTTGAACGCGTTGTTGAAACTCGTGTTCGCCAGATTCTGGTTGTAATTGATCAGATCCTTATAGGCTGATCCAGAGAGGGCTCCAGACCCGGACGCGTCCGCATTCAGGACACCTTGAGTTCCTTGCTGCTTCTGAAAGTTATAGGCCGGCGAGAGTTGCTGCCAGTCGCTGGTGTTGAAGTTCTGCAGCAGCGAGCCATAGCCGCCACCCGGACTCGAGGACGCGGTCGGCGCTGTTCCTTGGATTGTGCCGTTTCCAGTGGTCGCGGCAGTTCCCGGAGTCCCGATTCCCAACAGGTAATTGAGCTGACCTTGCGCCCCATAGCCGGACTGCATGTACGGGGATTCCTGCCCCGTGATGGTATTGAACTCGCGCTCGCTGATGTTCTGTGCATTCTGGGCTGCAGCAGCTTGTTGGCTGGCAGCCGACTCCGATGCGCCGGCGCCGATAATGCCACTCAGCAGCGATGCTCCGCCGACTGCCGCCGCGATCCAGCTCATTTGAGCAGCCCCTTGAGTTGGTTGTGGGCGTCAAAGAGCGCGGTCTCATCCGGTTCGATCAGTTCTAACTCAATTGCATCCAGATCCGTGGAATCCGTCCGATGAACCGTGACACAGATCGAATCCTCGTGGGCATAGACCGCGCGCTTTGTCCCCGGAGGACTCACTAGAATCCGCGGTGCCTTGATGCGCTCGCTCATTCCCTCCCCTACCACCGTCACTTCTCCGGTGAGCACGATGTAGAGATGCTCTTTCTTGTGCACCTTGCCGACAATCGTGGTGCCCGCCGGCCGGGAGAGTTCACGGCAATACAGGCCATCCGCGAAGTAATGTCGGGTCTGCAGCATTACCTGCGGTAACGCGCACATCGAGGCTTGCAGGCGCTCGATGTCCTCACGCGTCGGGATGTGGGCGAGATCGCTCATTCCACGAGCAACGTGATAATGCCGTCACCGGAGGCCACGACAGTCGTATCCGAATCAGCAGCAACCTTGGTGACCGCGACCCATAGATCCCCATTGCCCGTGACGCCATCCGGCCAGCCTTCCGTCTGGCCCTGTACCAACGTGGCATTGGCGTTGACGCAGATCGTCATGTTAGGCACTGTCGTTCCTACGGTCGGCGCGCTGGCAATGGCAGTATTGGGGAACCAGTAGAGCTTGATGAAAATCGGATAGACGGCGGAATTGACCGCTGAGTACCCTTTCAGGTTAGCGGTCTGTCCAGACCTGACCTGCTGCAAATTCGTGGTCGCTGCCGTCGTGAACTTGTAGGGAACAGATGACATGGTTACCTCGGCACGAAAGTCAGATTCGGCGCGCCCGAATACGTGATGATCAATAGGTCGCCCTGCGAGAGCGGAAACAGGCCCTGAGTCTGGCCAGCGTTGAAATTGGTCACTCCGTCTCGACTGAAGCTCACCATTGAGACCGCGCCGCCCTGAATAATCAGCGTTCCACCTTGCGTCGCTTTGTAGGTGTAGGGGGATTGTCCGGCCGTAACAGGGGACGGTAACCCCGTTGGTTGGCCGCTCAACAACCCTACCCAGAAGGAATACCAGTCCCGAGTCGTGTTTCCTTTGGTCGACAACGGCTCGTTATAGGTCGGCGCTCTGTTGAACTGTTGAGCCATTTAGGCAGCTTCCTCTTCGGCTTCAGCAAACAGCGTTGCACCAATGATGTCGCGTGCGACAGGATCGCTAAAACTCGCTTCCCAGACACGATCACGGAATTTTCCTAAGCGACGGATCAGCGCTCGATTGCGCGTCTCGCCGGCTTTACCGATGGGTACCCAGTGCTCATTGCTCCAGGTGAACCCGCCGTCATTGCTCCAGCGCAGCATGATCTGCGGGTTGGAGCCCTGCCCGATCTGTAATCCCACCCCGGGAGTGAATTCGATCTGCAAGGAGGAGGCGAATACTCTCTGGCGGTTCTCCTTGCTCCAGACATGCGGAGTGCGCCGCTGGCATCGCAATGGGTTGCCCGCATCGGTATAGATGGAACGGCTCTGCTGATGTATTTGACCTGTCTGGTAATCTCCCGCCAGGAGAAGATCAGCGAAATTCACCATGCAGTTAGCCGCATGCCGGTGATAGGTGCCCGTCGCTGAATTCCATGATAGTCGTTGGAACCAGCCCAGCTTCCCCTGGGTAAGGTCAAAGACGGTCATGTCCAGACACCATGTCGCGTCGGCGGTCGGGAAGGTCAACTGGTAGATGACGTGACCGGCTTCCTCGTAACAGTCACCGATAGCATCGGAAATGACGGGATAGCTTGAGATGATCTGCTCTATCGCATGGGTCGAGACGCGCTCCCAGTTGTATTGTTGCGTGCGCAGCACCATATTCTCGCCGGCTTCGCCGATTCGCCCAAGCCAGACGAGATCGTTTCCCACTCTCGCTATGGAGTGAACCGCCGCACCCCCCACTTGGGGACCAATACCGGGCAGGCGTTGGAATGCGAAACTGGAGCCTCCGGCGTTGTACCAGACTTCAGTTGTTCTCTCGCCGATCAGAAAAGCTTCGCGATTATTTTCGAACAGCGTGACAAGATTGTCAGTGGAACTGTCCTTCAACGCGTAGAACGCACCGGCAAAGGTGAGCGTATAAGGAGTCGGGGCGTTGGTATAGAACGTGCGTGTCCCGGGCTGATTGAAGATCAGCCAACCTTCAATGAAAGCGATCCGGCTGGCTCCTAGGAAGGCAGGATCGAGAATCTGACCGAACTGCGGGATCTGCAATGTGAAAACGTCATCCGTTTCATTGGATGAGGCATTCGCGTTCAACGTGATCGTGTTAGCGGTAAAACTGATCGATTGGATCGTGGTGGACGGGATGGCGCCCAAACTGTCGGTAATCGCCCCACTCGAAACAATCAGATAATTCGGAACGATATCACCCGTAGTGAAGCTGATCGTCGGCTGTCCCGAAGTCAGGTTGCCCGTGAACGTCACGGAGCCCGCGCCACCCATACGATAGAAATAACCGTAGATACCATCGACCAGTACGGCATACCCTCCCAAGCCGTTAAAGAGCACGCCGTTATCCCGGATCACGACCCGACCTGCATTCGTGAGCAATGTCCCCACTTGAATGACCGAGAATTGGGCGATGTTTGTCTGGGTCGCCGCAGTGGTGACCGTCGCCAGATATACACTCGAACTCACCACAAACAAGCACGTCAGATCACCGGGGAGCACCCAGGCACCTCGCACGGGACCGGTAATGGTGCTGATGACGGGGTTGAGTCCTGGCGTGCCTAAGAGCGCGATAGGTTCTTTGGCCTCGATGCTGGGGTCGACCTCTACCATCCAGTTGATCAGGCGTTGCGTATCCTGCAGCACCATGGCTGCCTCGTACGATCCCCCCACGAAACCGAAGTCCGCGCCCTTGTCGGCCACTAGTTGAACCCTCCGTGGAAGATCCAACCCGCATCCGTCCGACGGGTGCGGACGATGTCGCGGTCGAAGAAAGCTTGAACGGCAGGAGTGGAGTTCAGTTTCTTGATCTTCTCCACCGCATCGCGGGCCTGACCCTGGAGCAATGCCAGTCGGGTGCTGCCGATCTTGCCGTATTCCGGCACGAGCTCGAGCGCGAGAGACTTCTTGATCGCCCGCGCATAACCTTGCGGGAGATTGATCAACTGCGTCGGGTTCACAAAGTCCGTGAAGATGGTGTCCGTCCACAGATGCAGGACGCCGGCCTGCTGCGGGTTCGGGTAGCAATAGAGATTGCCGAACGGGAATGTCGGGTTGTAATACAGCAGGATTGGCCACGGCCCGGGAATGCCCTTGAGCCCTATGGCGGCGTATTTGTCGCCGGTCTCATCGACATCGATCGGATAATCCAACCCTGTTGTTCCGGCCGAGGTGATGCGCGTAAAGGCGCGAGTCACTCTCAAGGGACGCGCAATGCCGAAGTTTCCCGGAGTCGTGTAGGTGAAAGTTTCAGGCGTGCTGACGGTCGAGAGCGCATTGGCGCTCATCGTCACCGTATTGGTGCCGATTGCCGTGATGGTGGTGCCCGGGGGGACCTGTGCATTGAAGTCCGTCACCGTGCCGCCCAGGATCAGATTGGCCGGGATAGTGACGTTGCTGATCGTGGGAGAACTACCGACCAGTGTGCCTGAGAAAGTTCCACCGACCGGGTTACCGACCGTGTACTGATACTGCCCTGGTGTCCAACTGAGCAGATTCTCCACGCCCGCGTAGACGAAGAGCTTGTCCGTCGACCAGCTCTCCATCATGTCGTTCAGCGTCTGAAGCGCATCGGCAGCGTCGTTCTGGTTCGGGACTTCCCCCGCTTCCAGTGCGTTGATGTTGCGCAGTGCACTGACGACCAGATCCATGGCCGTCGTAGAGACCGTGCTCATGTCACATCACGGCGGAAGGCAGCGGCAATGTCGGGTTCGATGGCCTGTTCAGCTCAATGATGTAGGTCTCTGCCGCCGTAGGCGTAATAGTGGCCGCCGTCGTATTGGCAAACGTGACCGCCAGGGTATTGGCTGCGCTCACCCGGGAATTGACGATTCCCAGCCCTGCCTGAGTAGTCGGTTTGGTCACCGAAACAATGTCACCAAGCTGCAGACCATTCACGGTAAAGGTCTGTTCGGCGGTCGTGGCATTAGCCACGGAAGCGGGACTGATCGTGGTCTGCAGAAGCATCGCGAGAGCGATGTTGCCGCGAGCAATATCCGAAGGGCCTGGCATGTCAATGCTCCTGGGAAAAAATGAGGCCGCTTTTCACGGCATGGTCATAGAAATTGCCGCGCCAGGCGCGGTCGCCGCGGTGGCTAAAGCTGATGTCGGAATCGACCCAGAGAAACTGGCCGGTCTCACACCAACGCCGGCAGAAATAGATGTCCTCACCAAACTCGTCTTCGCTCGATTCGGCGCGAAAATACGGCGTTTTAAGCCGCTCAAACGCGCATCGCTTGATGCGCATGAACGCGGTTGGAAGCTCAAGCGACTGGAACAGTCCGTGTTGAATGACGCCGGTTAACGCGTTCTGGTGATAACAAGACTCACTGTCGGTGGAGCGCTTCGGAACCAATCCTCCGACGATCTCTTCCTCATACGACAAAATGCGAGGCAGGACTTTCGGATCGAACCCCACATCCGCATCGACAAAGATCAGATCGGTGGCCGTACTGGCGAGGAAATCTTTCACGATGGCATTGCGGGCCATTCCGAGAAAGCAATTCCCCGCCAGCACCTGGTGATGCATCTCGATACCCAGCTTCGTCAAGAGGATCGCGCTCTGCACCATCGAGCGGTTGTAATCCACGGACAACGCCTTCGAGTACGAAGGCGTGCCGAAGAAAACCTCCGTGGTCATTACCAGTCCATCTGCGTCGCGTCAGGATTGAAGTTCGGCTGCACACGCAGGACCGTCACTTTGTAGACCTCACTCGCTGTCGGAGTGACGGTCGCCGCGGTGGCGTTCATGAATGTGATCGCCAAGGTGTCAGCGGCACTGACACGCGAGCCGACAATGCCGATACCCGCCTGGGCGGTCGGTTTCTGCACCAACACGACATCCGTGGTGAGTAGGCCGATTCCGGTAGAGGAAAAGGTCTGTTCCGCGGACGTCGCGTTGGCCACAGAGGCGGGAGACAGCGTAATGCTGAAGATGCCCACCTTTTGGATGTTGCCGATGGATGATTGGGGGCTCGGCGTGACTTCGGTCGCCGGGCCGGGATTGGTCGAGCCTGATGCGGGGGCTGCCATGTTCGTTTCTCCTTACCCTGAGATCCGGACGCCGAGTTCCGGGTAGAGTTTTGCCCAGCCATACAGCACGTCGAAGCGGCACGGGAGAGCGTCGTTGTTGATGGTGTACTGGCGCACGACGCGGAAGTTGATCCCCGCCTCTTCGTCCACCGCTCGAGCGGCCATGTCGACACCGCCGGGCAGATCCAGATCCGCGAATGCCAAGGCAAGACAATCGCGATGCATCGCGATGTTCTGCGGGGTGACCACGCTCTTGTTCGGGAAGGTGTTTCCCGTCGAGCCCCACACCTGCAGGGTCGCGGAGCTTGAGGGCTGTGCGGTGATGTTCTGGAACTGGCCGGCGTAGATCCCGGTGTTCGCCACATAGACCGAGAGAGCGCCGGCACCGGAACCGGACGTATAGACCCCTGTCGCACTGTTGTAAGTGCCTGAGGTCTGGGTTCCCACCGGCGGAATTACCGTGAACTGACGCTGGCGGGCGCCTCCATACGCACCGCGATTCTGCGGGTTCGCCGAGAACACGCCTGTGACGGTGATGATGTCACCGACCGTCAGAACGCCCGTGGAGGCGGTCCAGTTGGTGGTCTCCATGTACCCCGACTGCGACCATCCGGAAGCCAGCCACGCACTGGAGGTGTTGTTGGACAACGTGGGCGCGGTGGTCTGGCTGCTCGCGGCCCCGGTGGTGTACGAGACCACGTTCTGATCCATGTACCAGTCGAAGCCGGCGAAGTTCTTCGCGATCATGCCCTTGCGGATCTGCTCACTGATCTGCGCCTGGGGGTTGAACAGACCTTTCACCCCATCCTGCGCATAGGCCATGCTGAAGGGATCGAGGATCACAACGCGATAGCCGTCACGCGGAGCCGCCTCACCATCCAGTACCGCGCCCGCCAGGGTGAAGGACAGGAAAGAGGCCGGCGGCGTACCCGGGGTACCGACCGCGTTGGCGATGTTCTGGTAGGCGAACACCGCGCCGTCACGATCGATCTTGTTGGCCACAGTGGCCACGGCCGGATTGATGATGCGTTCTTTGAACAGGTCGATGGAGGTCGCCAGATCCGCCGTCGTGAATTGCACGTCCACGTGGAACTGCGTGGTCAGCGTGACGGGGATATAGGTCTCGTTGGTGTCCTCGACACTCAGCGCGGGCCCGGTGACTCCGATATACCGCGGCGGTTTGCGGACGTTGACGGTGTAGCCGATTTTCGCGCCCGACAGCGCGAATTGATCCGCGTACTGCCGGTTGACGTGATCGGCGAAACACAGATCGTTCTCGAGGACCATGAGGCCCTCGTTGGTGATCTGTGAGATCGTGAGCAGATTGTTAGCCAAGAGAGTCTCCTAAACCCTCAGTGCCGTCTGCGTTGGCGCAACTGATCGAGTCGCGCTTGTTTGTACTTCTGGAAATCCCGCTCGTTGGACAAGTCCTGACGGACCTCTCCTTCGCCGGTGCTTCGGACAGATTGCAGGGGCGCCGGGGCGCGTGTGGTTTCGGGTGTGGGCTTGGTCGCCTCGTTGTTCACGAGCGACGGCTTGTTGGCGTACTTCAATTCGAGCTTGCCCAGTTCCGACAGCGCCTTGGACGGTGAGAGTGCGAAGATGCGCTTCTCCAAAGCCGGATCTTTCGCCAGCTCGTAAGCGACCTGCGGGCCGTAATCCAACTCGAAGAACGCTGTCTTTATGTGCTCCGGCACGTTGGTCGTGCGTTTGCCAGCGGCTTCGATGACTTCGACGAAATCAGGCAGATCCTGCTTCGCCACCTCGACCCGCTGCGCCATGAGCGCGTTCTGGGCCTGTTGGCGGGCTTCCTGACGACCTTGCTCCAGGGCGGCTTGACGCGTGCGCTCATCGCGCGCCGTGTCATAGGCCTCCATGGCTTTGTCGTACGCATCCTGATCGGTGAAGTCCTTCGGACTCGGGCGTTTCAACTCAACCGGTTTTGGCGTTTCGGCCTTGGGTTTTTGCTCGTCTAACTTTTTTTGTAACTCGACCACCCGCGCTTCAGCCGCCAGACGTTGGACGTACTCGTCTTCGAAAAGCTCTTCAGCTTCCTTGCGAAGACGGGTCAGCTCATCGATACGGGGCTGAACAGGTTTGGACTTTGCGGTGGGCTCGGGATTGCCAGGATCGGGCGCGGTGTTGGTGGTCTCCGCGACTCCAGGCTTGATGACCGGATTACCCGGGGTTGCTACCCCTTCGGTATATACGGCGCCGGCCTTGGAGGCAGCCTCGACCAGTTGCTCACCGGTCGCGATCTGTGATCCTTTGGTCTGTCGCTCAGCGACAAAGTCCGCCAGGTTGGCGTTGGTTACGGTTTGAATCGCCATGGGTTACCCACGATAAGAACCACCAGTTCCGCTGGAGACGGGACAATCGACTCCACACCGGGATGTGTCAGTTTCACGGTGCGCTAAACCTCTTTCTTCTCAGCCGCTTCACCGGCCTTCAACGCCTCTTTGGCGGCGGCCTTGTTGTGCTCGGCTTCGGTGTTGGTATTGAGCAATGTCGCGGCAGCCTTGATTTCAGCCACGTCATGGGCTGTGACGGCCTTCACATGCGTGTCGTGAATCTTCACGTGCGCGTTGGTCTGGGTATCCTCGCGCTTGATACCCAACTCCATCTGGGTGCGCTCGGTCTCGGCCCGCTCCTTGAACTGCAGGCGTTGGTTTTCCCCATCCTCCTTGATCTTCTGCAGGCCATGCTTGGCCTCGATCTCCAGGTGTGCGGCCAGAAGTTGCTGCCGATCCTGTTTCAACTGCGCCTGCAGACCCGCGATGATGATTTGCGCCTTGGGCGGCAGGTCCGAGTCTTTGTCAATCTGAGCGCCAGGAATCTGCGCTTGGATACGGTCGGCGATCTCATCCGCGTTCTCGAAGTTCATGCCGCGGATAACCAGGTCACCGGCCAGCTTGCCCACCATCTCACCCAACGGTGTGGCCATGAGTTCGAGCTTCGCTTCCGCGCTCTCTTCTCGTTGCGTGGCGTAACTCGGGCCGGTATCAATCACGATCCCGAAAGTGGCGGTCTTCAGGTTGTTCTTGACTAGGTTCTCGGCCGGATCGTTGAGTGTGATCTGGTCGGGCTTGCCATCGGGCTTGATGATGGTCTGGACACGTTGGGTGTCGTAGAAGTATTGAAACAGATCGACCAACACGTGACCGGTATGGCGTAAAGAACGCACTTGGTTGTCATAGAAGTCGAAATGACTGACGTCCGCCAATCCTTCGCGCTTCTTGATCGCGATACCGGAGACGACTTCGCCTTTCTTGTCGGCATCCGGCTCATGCGGCATGCCCGCGACGAATAGAAAGTTCGATTGGTTGCTCTGGGACCACTCCGCAAATCCGGAAGCGGGCTCAGGCGGCATCTGTCGCAACGGCGGTGGCGCGAGTTGGCCGTCCGGCCCGATGATGGGTTTGTACTCGAGCGCGACGATCGGCTTGCGATTGGCATCCCGCCACGCCGCCTCGTGACCTTCCATGAACCCTTCGGCACCCAACCAGGGTGCTTTGGGCTGCAACGCATAGGTCTCGGTTTTCGAGGTCTCGCTGTAATTGAACATCCGCGCCGGATCGCGCAGATCGCGGATCATTCCCTTGCGGACGATCCTGCCGTTCAGATCAGTTTGGCGACCGTAACAGGCGATGATCGGAATCCATTTCCCCGGCCAGTCGCGACGATCCAACACACGATCTCCGGAGAGCAGATACCACTCGACCGCGCGCCGTAATACCTTGCGCTCGCGGACAATCTGCATGCCAGTGTTGTCGAAAGCGCGCTTGTCTTCCTTGAAGGTCGTGCTGCCGTTCGAATAGAGGTAGAGCGTGTCCATCTTCGTAGTGACACGCCAGTATTCGGCCACCCGGAGCTCTTCCTTCTTGCTCCAATCGGCGATCTCATCGCCCGCGCCCATGAAGTTGAAGGCACTGCCGATGGTGCTCAGCGCGCTCCTGAAGCGGCTGTAGGGCATGCCCTCATCGCCGTAGCGTTCCAAATACTCCTCGCGTGGTATCCATTCGGACACCAGGCACCAGTTCATGTCAGAGGCGTCGGGAGCACGCGAGGCGGGATCTTTGTAGACGGTGAACGGGTTGGTGATGGCCTCGATCGTGAGATCCTGATCGAAGCTCTTGTCGTCGATGTACTTCGAACCGACCCGCCAATAGCCCCATCCACACCGAACGGCGGATTCAACCCCGCAGTCATAGGCGTAATCCGCTCCAGAGGCGACCTCGATGTGACGGATCACACCATCGGCGGCCTGGGCATCCTCGACATTGGTGTTGTTGCCGACCGCATGCGGCTTGATACGGGGCCGATTCTCGCGCAGAGCATTGCAGACCCGGCGGACCATCGCATCGGTGATGTTGATGGTGAGACAGGGCCGACCATCTGTCTCCCGGTCTCGCTGAATGTCGACCGGCCACTGATCGCCGTTACCAAACCGCAGATCGGTCAGCGCTTCTGTGCGGTTGGAAGACTCAGAATCCGATGCAAGGGCGAGGCGTTTGCGGGCCTCGACGAGAATGTCGTTATCGGATTGAGCGGCGGCAGTTTGAGCCATGCCGCCGGAACGTACTGATGCGGCGCCAGCGGTTTAAGACAATTATGATATTTCTATATCAAAACTCAGCCCATCCAACCTTGGGGACGCAAGGGAGGAGGGACAACCTGCTGTGTCTTCTTGCGGTCCTTCGTACTCAGAAGATCCGGGAAGAGCGCACTGACCAACCAGATCATGGCGTCCGCCCGGTTGGGAGAACGCTCGCCGGTGTAGCCATGAGTGGTGAATCCACACAACTCATCCTCGAGCTCGCGCATGAAGCCCACCAGACGCACTTGACCGGTTTCCATGAGGCTCGAGACCGGATCAGCCCGGACGACCTTGCCACGACTGGCAGTGACAGCTTGGAACGGTGTGCGCGCTCGAGCGGTGTGGATGACGTGCTTGACCATCGCGCCGCCGAAGTTCACCTCGGCCACCACTGCATTGGCGGAATGGCGCTCGTAAGCCTGGGTGGCGATCTTCCCCCAAGTGGCAGGGCCGACCTTGCAGGTCAGGTCTTCCCAGATGTAGCCGATGCCATTGGTGCCCAGGCCACCCACAACGATCCCGATCTCGTCATTGTCCTGATTGTCCTCATCGTCGGACCCGCTGGGATCGACCGCCACCAGCGTGCGAATCATGTCGGGCAGGTCATCATCGACCACACGCCAGCGATCCAGAGTCTCATCGATGAACAGTGCGTTGGGTGCAGACTCGCGGAACTCGCCGAACAGAAATCGCTTCTGAAGACGCGCTGAAAGGCCCTGGAGTGTCCGCACGTAGTCCGCGCCCAGGTTGGCCTCGTTGTCCTTCGGATTGAGCTGCATCGAAGCGTAACGCTCTGGATCTGGCAGCGGCCCCTTGGTCTCCGGGTCTTGCTTGCTGCGGAACAGCTTGTACGTCCAGTGACCCTTATCCGGTGGATTCTCGTCGTAGTACATCTTCAGCGAGAGAACCGATTCGACGCCGTTGATACATTGGTTGACGAGCTGCGCCAAGCGAGTGAGCGCGATATTGCGCGAGTTCCAGGGAATCTGACTGCACTCATTCAGGTGGATCGTAGCGTATTCGTTGCCTAGGATCTTCTCGGTGCGCTCCTTGTCATCGAGCCCACCGAACCAGTACTCAGCGCCGTTCTCGAAGCGAGCGTACAGATCGCTCTTGTTGAGCTCGTACTTCACCCCGGGAAAGCACAACTGCATCACCTTGGGGAAGGTATCCATGACGATACTGGACTTGATGTGGCCCAGCCTGAAGCGCAGCGAGACGTGACGGGAGTTGGGCGCCTTCAACGCACGAACCACGATGGCGCGCACGATCAAGAAGGTCTTGCCACTGCGGGAGCCGCCGAACAGCATGATGTGCTGGGCGGCTGAGGCGAGAAGGCGATTAGCCTCCTGCTGCTTGGGGGTAAGCTGGAAAGCCATTCACGCCGCACTGGTACGAGCGCTTGCAATGAGGGCAAAACCACTCATCACTATTGATCAAATATTGCAGCGGTGTCTTATGGCAGTTGAAGCATTCGCGCGGATCAGCGCGATTGTCGATCGTGTATGGATACGGCCGCGTCACAATGCACAGGTCGTCACTCACAGCTCTGCATCCGTGCTGCTGATCACAATCGGCCCGCCATCCTTGCCCGTGTGCGTGTTGTCGATAGTGGCCAATCGCGGATGGATGAAGGGCGCAGCAGCCTTGGCCGCATCCATCCGGATAGCCATTGACTGCTCTTCGTCCTGCAAAACGCTCAACATGTACTCAAGCGGAGTGAGGCCGGAGGTGTCGATTGCTTCCAGACGTTTAAGCGTCTTATCGCTTCGACTACCTCGGGGTCTCCCTGCGCCTGGACGGGAACCACCGCGGGCCATTGAATATCTCTGATACCTTTTTCATTGAGAATGCAGCGCGCAAACGCTGCGGCAATAAGCTGGCGATACCAGTTGCCATATGAATCAGCAGCTTGGTATGCCTCACGAACCCATCTTGCTTCAAGGCGATCATCACGTCTCGGTTTGAATCTATAGCTCTTCCCCTCACCTCCTGGGGTCTTATTCAATCGGGGACGATAGGCCGCGATCAACTGTTTCTCGCGTCTGAGAGCTGAGCTCTCCTTCTCGAAAAATTCGACGATACCGGCAATGCCGCCTTTCTCCTTGGCACTGATCAAATAGCGCGCTCCGCAGCCCTTGCCGACATACGCGAACTCGTATCCGATCTTGACGAAGTAGACATACCAGTAGCCGCTAGCCATGCACGATCCCCGTCACATCCGCTTCCCTGCACATCACGACAGTCTGATCACCCCACAGCAGTTCATCGAAGGCGTAGCCGCGGAGTTCCAAGCCACCGAGCTCCACGACATCGCCGACCTTGACTTGAGTGGGCACGAACTGTTTGCTGTCCCACGACTTGCTACGGTCGCGGTTGTATTTCTTCGGATAGTGGCCCGGGCCTACGGCCAGGACCTCGCCGCGCAGGGTACGGCCGCGATATACCACCTCCAGGATCTTGCTGGGCTGCCAGGCGAGGGGCTTGATCACGATCTGGTCACGCAACGGGCGGATGGAAGCATCGGCGGGAATGCGGTCGATGCGTTTGCGGGCGAGACTGACGCCGGATTGTTCGAGCATCAGTGCACATCCACGATTGTGCCCTCGGCGAGGGCTTTCTTTACGGCATCCTTGATGCTGATGCGCTCCTCGGGCAGCAATTCAGGTGGAACCTCATCCACCATGATGCTGATACGGACATTCGCGGGAATACCCTTCTCGCGCAATTGCTCGCGTAGAGCGGTCAACATCGGTTTGACCACTCGATGCAGGCAGTCGGTGGGATCGTCGAACAGCGGGCCGGGGATTGCGGCCTGGAAGGCGAGTTTGATCATGCTTTGCGTTTCTTCTTGCGACGCATCTTGCTGTAGGCGACTGCGGCGCGCTGCTTGGGATCGGGAAAGCTCGACTGCGCCTCCTTCGAGCCCATGAAGCGCGAGACGAACTGGCTAAGGTTTTCGCCGCGACTCGGATTCGGCACGAGCCTTCTCCTGACGATGCGCTTCCAACAGCCGGTCGCCCTTACCCTGCTCGAACTTTCCACTCACTCCACGTACAGGAGCGGGTTTGGGAACCTGCAGCACGGTGCGCTTGGCGTTCATTCGTCGCCGGGCTTCGATGCGCGTGAAACAGAGCCCTCGTTCGGCTGCTCACGGCCGGGGGACTTCGCACGGCCTTCCGAACTCGTGAAGTGATGCGACATCTCGGACTTGCCGCTGCCTACCCGCAGCTCATGACGCGCGCCGTATTCAACACCCTCCTGCCCACTGGCGGAGGCCGGCATTTTATTCATGGTGCCCGCGGTCGTGGAGGTGCTCGGCGGCTTGCGCGGCGGACTCGGACGTCGGGACGGATGGGGATCGACTGCCATGGGATTCTCCTGAAAATGAATCTTGACTATATCGCAAAGGTATGCAGGTTTCGATGGGGCCGCATCATAACTAATAACCCAGGTACACCCGTTGGATTGTCACGGGCGCCACTGCGTGTTCTTTCGCCAGTTGCAGATAGATCACTTTTCGTCGTCCCTTCCAGTCCTGTACGCGCCGGCGGATCGCCATCTTCACCTCTAGGGTGAGTTTGCTCGGTCGGCCTATGCGTGCATCGGTCATAACGTCGCGCCAATCGCCTTGAGTGCCTCCAAGGGCGTCCGAACGATCGGCGTCCCCGTGGTCTGAATGAAAGTCTGCTGCGCCTGTTGGCGCTTGTCCTTGGCGACTATCTGCTTTTTTCCGCGGCCGGTCTTTACCTCGAGCGCCTGGAACAGGCCGGGCGCCCAATCGCGTTTGCGGCACAGCAAGTCACAAGGTTCATCGACGGGCCAAACCTCGAAGCCTGCGCGTTCCAGGGCATCGATGATGGGAGGCTCGGCGGCATCACGCTTCGTGGCCCAGCGTTTGATGCTCACGCAACCCCCTTGTCAGCGTCGAGTTGCGCAAGCTTCCGAACCTGCGCGAAGTCATCGAGGCCCTTATGGAACTGTCGGAACCAACCCCCGCCAGGTGCGAGCTTCCACAATTCGTAGGTCACCCTGCCGTTCAGCGTGACTTTCGCGCACGAATAGCGACCGCATTTGGTCTTCAGGCCAGTGGCGTCCTTGCTGGTCGGCTTCTCCCATTCCAGTCGGGGCCGCTCGACACTTCCGCCATTGGCGGGAGGCGATGCGGCGTCAATACCCTTGGGGACTGACCCGGACCCGTCTGAAACCTTGCCACGCACCTTGCTGGCGAGTTTGGCGTGCATGGCCTGTACTTCTTCCTCAGAAGCCACACGCTGAGGAGTCATCGGCTGATATGAGTATGCGTTTCCCATTGGTTACTAAAAGGTACCGTAGTAAGCTATGCGTATGATTCTTGCTGGTAATTCGCCCATGGTGGCGCTCTTACAACTCATCCTTCAATTCCCAGAGGCGTTCGCGGAGACGCAGGTCCCGTGTTGTCTGCGGGCGCACTGGCTCCAGGCATTGGAGGATCGACGCTCGCTGGCGGCGTAATGCCGCTGCGTCCAATCTCTCGACGCCCACAAGCCTGACATTTGCAGACCTCCTGCCATGCACCGTTGTTTTGTCGGTTCGTGTGTATCCGGACTTCGCCACCACAAGCACAAATCATCGGACCAAACCTCATCCTGGAGCGCGCATGGACGCCTAGGGTCCTGCACTCCGATAGCTCTTCATTCCGCCTGATACTCATGCCCAATATTCTCGGTCCAACTTCTCCATCCTGGAGGCTGTTGCAAGGCCCTTAGGTCCAGTGCTCGTCCGTTTTCACCTACTGCCCACTGGCGGGTGGGTTAGGTCGCGCCGCTCCGCAAAGCGCGTTGGCCATGAGTCTTCGCGTATTCCGGTCGCCACCTTGAAGTCCGATCGAAACTGATAGACACTATCTATCGCCGGTCAGGCTTTGATAGTGCGTATCAGAACGCCCCGATGGACTTCCTCCACGGGGCGTTTTTCGTTTCCGTCACCCAAATACAAGCCGCCAAAGCCTGTACGCACCAATCCCAACAGCCGCAACGATGGCCCAGGCCAGCGCCTCTACCACCCATCCAGCCCAGCCCTGGCGAACAGGAAGGGCGATCATGCGTCCGTCAATCTCGACGAAAGCGTAGTGGTTAGGCATAACGGACCTCCGGCGCAGCCTTTGCTGCGGTACGGCAGTTGCTGGGTGGTTGGATTTGCCACCGACATGGCAGTCGGGCAAAAAAAGGTCGATGCTTAAGGTTCAGCCGAGCCCTTCCCGTCGAAAGTAGGGGCCCGGCCAAACCACGGAGAAACCGGATGGCCTCAGCCAAGAAGCGCCTGGACTCATTCAAAGAGGCCGAGCGCGCCGAACGACGTCGCATCCAAGCGATCAAGCGCAACTTCATGCGGATACACCTCGAGCTTTCCCTTTTGCGCGAGGCCGTGCAGTGGCTTTACGTGGGCGCGACTTTGCGCTCCGACGCGACTTCCCTTTTGCGGCAACACCAGCGCTCGACGGAAAGTCTCTTTCAATCTCCAACAGCCACTCGATTAAGTGGTCAAATGTGCCGCCTTGTTGAGCAGACTTGGAAGGAACTCCTCGAGGACTTCCGCAGTGGAATCGAGCAGAAGCTCGAGATCGTGACGAAGGAGCGCGGGAAGAAGTAGCCTTCACGCCGCCCTCTCCTCAAGCCCTGCTACAGTCAGCCGATAACTCGAAGAACAGAGGGAGAAATCAATGAAACCCGCGATTCTGGCTATATTTTGGATGCTAACTGGTGGCGCTGTGGCAACCGCAGCTTCCCTTTTCGCAGAACCGAGCCGCGAACTATCCTGTACGGATGGATTCCGCGCGACCGGTGTCGTCCTCGAAGACGTCCTGCAGCGCGAAATGGCAATGCAGGCCGAGCTCAAAGAAATCGATGATAGAGACCGAAAAGTCATGGCGTTATTTCTTCTGAAACAACCATGACATGCGTTATGTAGCGAATGCGCTGCTTAAGTCGTATCAGCCCCCGGATTGTTGCTTTGTCAGGCATGCTGTCGCGCAACAACTAAGACGAATGAACTGACGAATCGTGTTTGACGGTAGGTCCGTAAAGCCCAGCGTCGACACGAAGCTGACGATGCGTAAGGGCCTCGAGTCGAACGGCAGAGGAAGCGGGAACGACTTCTCCCCATTGGGAAACCGCCTGGACCGTAATGCCGAGAAGTTCGGCAATTGCAGTCTGGGTTTTGAATCGGGCGAGGACATCGGCTTTAAGCATGCTTGGAATTTAAAGCATGCTTAAGACCGAAGTCAATTATGCTGGAGGCACTTCTGCATATGCTTTTGAGCCCATGGAAGAAATGGGCTCTCGAATCAAGTTCTTACGCAATTCTCGCGACCTCACCTTGGATGCCTTAGGTAAGATCGTGGGCGTCTCAGGCCAGGCCGTTCACCAGTGGGAAAGTGGCAGCACGGCTAACCTTAAGCTAGAGAACTTCCTCAAATTCTGCGCCTTCTTTGGAGTGGAACCTTACTGGTTGGCGTTCGGGGATGAGTGGAAGGAAAAGCTAGGACTATCGCGCGCTCCCGGCGGTATCCCCAAGAGCTGATCGTCGAGCGAAAATCGACCCATATCACTGATTCGAAGCGGAGTGTTCTCACTCCGTTCATCTTATTTTCCATTTAAGCCCCCCTCATTTTGTCGGGGCTTCCGTGCCATCCCTTAGACACTGTTCCGACAGTGCACTTTATCTCACCTTTCTGAATATTTCTTAATATACCCGAAACAATCGATTACCCGAACTTCGGTCTAAAGCATGCTTGACAGCATATTAAGCATGCTTTAGTGTCTCTCCCCATCGCGCACCCCTTGCGCCCGGGAGAGAAGATGCAAGTCACCTACCGAATCCGAGAGAAGCTGGCGTATTCCAAGGTTGGCGCCTCAATCGCTGGTGTGATCCGCAATCGATGGTTCCCGGACTGCCGCGTGCACTGGGTGCAGCAGGCTTTTGCGGACTGGTCGACCCAGCTCCTCGGCACGGTGCGCTCATGAACGACCGCCGCCAGTTCCGCCGAGACAGCCGACTTGAGGTAGCGCCCGGTACTGTGATCGCTGAGTTTGCCTCCGGCACGCTCGCCCTGCAGTTCATGAAGTTCTGCCTACCCAAGGGATACACCGTCACGGCTGGGGTGAACCTGCCGTTCGCCGTGCGCAAGCGCCTCGAATCCGACGCTGAGGCAACAGTGGAGGATGCTGTCCCGCAGGTGCCGACCCCCTCGGTGCCTGCGGGCAGTTTCTCGGAAGACCCCGCCACTTTCACTCGGTGGATGTTGGGACTGGCCCGCAGGAGCGATGCGCCGTGAGTTGGTCTCTTTCGAAGCGTGACGTGAAATTGCGGGTCGCCACATTCGTCCCCGTGGTAGCGCCCGCTCACGAGCCCAAACCTGTCGCAGGACTGGCACCGATGGTGCGTGCGCTGTTCCGGGATCGACGGGCGAAGGAATGCGCGAAGCGTGAGCCGGCATTGGAGTGGGGCCGTGACGTATGAAGTCAGGAAAGCTCACAACGTCTGGCTCTACGGCAACTTCGTCGATCTCGTGTGGACCGACGATCCGCATCCAACGGACTGTCAGTGCGTCGATTGCGTGCCGAGACCTGAAAAGAAGCGGCAGCCGTACGACGAACTGTACCTGAAACAGGAAGCGGACATCTGGCGATGAGCGACGAGGATACATACGACGCACAGTGCGCGCAGCGCGACCAGGAAGAGCGTCGGTGGCGACAGGACGAGTGGGCTCACTGGGCTCAGGAATCGAAACTCGAATTCCAACGACAAATCGACGAATGGCAGAACGACTTCAACGAACGGCAACGGAGAATCGAACATGGCGATCATGGCGAAAGAGAACGGCGGTAAGGACTTCAAGAAGGTTCCCCCGGGGGCACACTTCGCAATCTGCAACATGGTGGTGGATTGCGGCCTGCAGGAAGGTTTCAGCGGCAAACCCCAACACAAGGTCTATCTGCGTTGGGAAGTCCCCGACGAACGCGTGAGCTACGAAAAAGACGGCCACCAGATCGAAGGTCCCTGCTCCATCGGCAGTCTCTACACGCTGTCGTTGTCCGAGAAGGCCAATCTTCGCAAAGTACTGGAGAACTGGCGTGGCAAGCCTTTCACTCCGCAGGAGTTGCAAGGCTTCGATATCACGACAGTGCTCGGCAAGTGCTGCCAGATCATGGTGACGCATAGCGAAGACGGGAAGTATGCCAACGTCACGGGAGTGATGGGAATCTCTAAGGATCAGCGCGAACGCTCGCGTACCGCGACGGCGGAGAATCCGTTGCTCTCCTACAGTTTGGATGAGCACGACCAAAAGGTTTTTACCGCGCTCCCCAACTGGCTCAAGGACAAGATCGAGAACCGACTGGAAGCACCCACTGAGCCCGGTCCGTCGACAGGCAAGCCGGTGGATGACTTTGACGACGATATCCCGTTCTGAAATGCGCCGGATATCCACAAGAGGTCGCGCGATCATCCGCCAGCAAAAGGTGCTGCGGTTGAAGCTCATCCCCTGGCGGGTGATCGCGGAGTTGGAAGGCGTGAGTCTGCGCGCAGTGTTGAAAATGGCAAGGAAACTGACGTGACCGAACTGTTATTCCAGAAAGGCGCCACCGTTCTTATTCCAGCCTGCGAGGAATCCATTGAGTGGCTGCGCAAGAAGAAGATCGGTGCGACGATCCTTGTCGAGCCGCGTGAAATGCGCAATGGCGCGTTCTTTCGGAAGTGGTGGGCCTTGGTCAAACTCGGGTATGACTACTGGAGCGAGGCCGCCGTAACCGTCAAGTTCAAAGGTCAGCCGGTGTTGCCCGAGTTCGACCGCTTCCGTAAGGATGTGACGATCATGGCCGGTTTCTATCACCCGGTCGTCAATCTCAAGGGCGAAGTTCGTATCGAACCCGAGTCACTGCAGTGGGCGAAGATGACGGAAGAACGATTTGCCAAACTGTACGACGCTACCATTCAGGTAATGCTGCAGCGGGTATTCAACGGGAAGGTCTGCAAGCAGTGGAGCGAATCGGAATTGCGCTCAGTGGCTGACCAGATCCTACAGTTTGCGGCCTGATCATGAAATCCAACGCGCCAGCGGCGAACAAGATCGAACAGGATCGCATCGATAAAATGCTACAGATGGGTTGCGCCGCCTGTGCTTTCCTGGGTGTACCGAATCTGGTCAACACCGAAGTACATCACATGCTCGATGGTAACGTCAGGTTAGGGCATTGGTTTTCAATCGGTCTTTGTAGCGGCCACCATAGAGGTGTCTGGACTGAGGGCCAATTGACATGGATTGAGGCACATCAACGAGTTGCTATCTCCGATGGCCGCAAAGCGTTCACGAAGATTTATCCGACTGAGTGGCAATTGTGGGAACGAACGCAGTTTGTTCTTCGACTTGACGATACGAAGCCCGAATCGAAAATCGTGCCCAGGAGGCCCCATGTTGAAATGGATTCACGAGACCCGGGTCATGCTTCGCGCCCTGCGCCTGAGTCGCCGGCTACCCCCTCAACTGTGGCACCTGGCCTTTGCGATCGTGAAGGACGCACGTCGTGAGACAGTCCAAGCACCTCAAGCCCCGGCGAAAAGGTAGCCGCGCACAGCTCATTGCGAGCATGGAGGCCGCTGCCAGGCGGCTCGCGCGTTACGCCGAGAGGGCTGAGTGCGATCTTTCCGAAATCGGCGTAGCGACATCCCTACGCGGTTTCGCCGTGGGGTTACGAGACTTGGCCGATTTTATCGGCGAGCGCCGGATGACGATCCGTCCTACGAACCGCCACAAAGCGCGGCCGCAGAGGGAGGCGTAATGAGCGAGGTGATCCGTCATGGCCCCGCTCCCCTCCTGACGACTCGAGATAAGTTCGAGCTGCGCCAGTTACGGGAGGCAGGCGTCTCCGTCAAAGACGCCGCGGCCTACAAAAATGTTTCCGTGGCCACGGCCATGCGCGCGCTGGCGGAGCTGCGGAAGAAGTTGGGCCCTGAGAAGCTACCCAACGAGCGCCGCGCCCGCTCCTACCTGACACATCGCGAATTCCAACACTCACAAAACTAACAAGTAGCGTTTCTTGAGAAGTCGCAATATGATGGCTCCATTCTATACATTATGCGCACTAAATCGAGCTTATTGTGCCGGTCATGCTCGACCCCAAAGAAGTGCTTTTTGGCTTATCCGTCAAGCACATAGCGGAACGCTGTGCCGTGGACATCACGACGGCCCGCCGGTGGAAACGGGGGGCAATATGCCCGCCCCAATCGGCCCTCTGGGTGCTCACCGGGGACCTGGGTCATCTGGACCCCGCCTGGACCGGCTGGGGCATCCGAGGAGGCTGCCTATGCTCCCCGGAGAACTGGCAGATCTACTTGAACGACGTCCTGGCTGTGCCGCTCCTGCGCCACCAGCTTGCGGCGTACCAGACCGAGAACAAGCGACTGAAGTACGCGCTGGCGAAGGCCGAAGTGAACAATCTCGAGGAGCAGCCGCAGCCCGACGATTGGGACGTCCAGATCATCAACGGCTGACCTGCGACGTCGCTTCAAAAGATGACGCGAAATTAATTCGGGCTCGAGTGTCACACTCGTGTTGACCCCCGCCCAAGTCCACCAGATTCGCACTACCGGTCTCACCGATCGCTGGTGGGCGGACAAGCTGCGCGTCGGACGCCTGACCGTTCGCATGGCTCGCCGCGGCGAGACTCATCGCGACCACCCCACTCCGCCCGACATCGCGCCTCGGGACCAGACCGGCCTGACGCACGCACTCCGCGCCGGCTTGCCACAGAAAGCCGTGCCGCGCAAACAGCGGCGACGCTGGACGTGGGAGTGAGGTCATGTTGGCCGAACGTAACCACTTGAATAACAAAGGTACCTTGTGATGGAAAGTTCATCTGTCGCGCCCGATTCTGTGACGAGCGCAAACCCACTCCCGTCTCTATTGACCATGGATGCACGCGAGTTTCGCGCGCTTCTCGATTGGTTCATGTGTTCCGATCCGTGGCCAGTCAGCGGCGACGAAAGCCACGAGCTGATGATGGAATGGATCGACAGAGCCGCGAAGTCTCGCGGTTACAAGGACTGGGTCGAGGCATACCACCGAGCGCCTAGCCGTGTCTGACCCGCTCACCACTGATGAGCGTTGCAACTGGGTAGAGGATAGCGACGGCAACTGGGCGACCGCTTGCGGCAATCAGCATTGCCTCGATCCAAATGAACCACCCGAGGCTCACGGCATGAAGTTCTGCTGTTACTGCGGCAAGAAGCTCGCCAGCTTCAGCTACAAGGAGTCGGACGAGGACGAAGAGGACGATGAGCCACCGGAACCGGATGGCGAGTGTTTCCGCGGCGGCGAGTACGCCAGTGCGTTGGCTGAGGAGCAAGCGTGGATTCAAAGGAATCTCAAATGAACGGTGATCCTACGAAGCCCGTTGAGGTCCGTTCCGAAGAAACGAGGGACATATGAAAGAACCAACGCACATTCGAAAAGGCCGCACCATCACTCGCTTGGCGATCCCAGCCAACGAGGAGAATGGAACGGCGGAACAGCCGGCTGTAACGACGGACCACAAGTCCATAAACGCCGCGAAGCGCGAGTCTCGCAGGATTCAGTCTGGTGGCGCTGTGCTGCGAGTCAACCATGGCTAACCCGTCTGCAGAGACGCACGGCGTCTACGACAAACCTTGCTGGTGCCCAGCAGATGAGAACGACATGCCGTTGTTCAATGCCTGCAAGGACTTTCAGGATGATGACACCGGCCGCTGCGGTGAGTGCCATCACACGAGGGCATGCCATGACAACCCGTGACGCGCTGACATCGGACACGGTTCCTGCCGAGGCAGGCGGCGCTGTTATCAGCGATTGCGGTCTCTATCGCTATCATCTCTGGCGCGCGTTGGGCATGCGGTACATGACCGATGGTCGCGGCCCTCGAATTGTATGGGTGATGCTCAATCCCAGCACAGCAGACGCCACAACCAATGATCGAACCATCGACACGTGCATGGATTTCAGTCGCCGTTGGGGAATGGAGTATATGGAGGTCGTTAATCTTTATGGCCTCCGGGCGACAGACCCGACCGAACTTTGGAGGTCGAAAGATCCCACCGGCGCGCTCAATGACGACTTTATACGTCGCGCAGTCTCGACAGCGATGGTGACCGTATGCGCCTGGGGCCAAAACGCCAAGGCTGATCGTGTACGAGCCGTACTACCGCTACTTCCTAAGAGCCGTCGTGCTTTGGCGCTCAACAAGGACGGATCGCCCAAACACCCTCTCTACATCGCGCGCAACACCGCCCTGGTGGACTTCCCATGAACAAAGAAACGCGGACCAAGGACCAGCAGAGCTACAAATGCCTATGGCGCACAGTGAGCACGAAGGACGGCCCCGCCAGCAACGGAGAGATCACCGTCGAGGCACATAGCCTGATCGATGCCATCGCCGTCGCGAAACACAAGGTTGCTGTGGAGACCCGTCTCGGTCTCAAAGAGATCGTGGTGTACGAAGTTGAGGAGCCGTTCCTATGACCGATCTGCCGACCTCAAATCCGCTGTTACAACGGCTCGTCAGCCATGCGCTCGATTTGGGCGTGGAAGGCCACACATACAACTGCTGCGGCGTCGACATGAACGATCAGGGTCATCACTATTACGATCCAGACGACGGCTGTGATTGTGGTTGGGCGGCCCTCCATCGGGAGTTCGTTGGAGGCGCTGGCGAGACTAGCGAGAAGCATCGTGCACTCGCTCGCGAGATCCACGCCCGGCATGAGCGTGTCTCGAAACTCCTTTGGGGTCCAGGATCGGTGCCCGGAATGATCCTCGGTCCAATGGACGCAGACGAAGCGCACAAAGATCGTGGACGCTTGCTGTCGCTACTCACGCCCGAGCAGAGAGGCGATGCGTTACCGGTGGAACCGCGCGAGACGTCCGATCTTCGGGACTTCGCGCGCCGCGTAGCATCTCACTATGACGAGTCTTACAAACCGGGATGCTTGGAGCGAACACTAGGAGATGCGGCGCGTAGGGCGCTAGGCTCACCCGTGGAACCGACAGTAGAAGTGCGTGCCTTCGGAACGAGTATAGACCCGATACCGGAGAAAGCCTCCGCGCCTCTGGGAACCTGCTCGCGTTGCGATGATGGCCGGCGCCCTTGTGTCTGTGGTGTTCCGATGGGGCGAGACGAGGCGGACGATGCGACCGAAGAGTCAATGCGCGACAGTGAACGCTGAGAACGGGTCGGAAGATCAAACTGACGGAGACACGAAATGAGAAAACCTCAACCGATTCCAGTGACCGAGATCGTAAACGCCTTGGAGCGCGAGGCTGGCGAAGCCGCTGCCGATCCAAGGCGGTTAGCGGCGAATTATCTCCGACAAATGAATGGTTGGGAGAACCGCACGCTGATGTGCTGCATGGACGAGCGACCTCTTGTGACCAACATGGCGCAAGGGGTTGACTGCTACGAGTGTGAAGACGGCACTCCGCATCGTCACCGGTGAGCGAGGAACCGCCTAAATGATCATCGCATCCGAAGCAGACATTGCAAAGATTCCAAGCGCAGCCGACCGTCGTGAACTGCGCAACTTTCGGCGGTTCCTGCGTCTATGGCCGCACTTCAGTTTCGACATGGTCCAGCGCCCGCGCTGGCAGAGTTATCTAGGTTTCAACGCCGAGGAAGTGTTGGCTATAAACGCCGCTGCGCTCAAACGAGCTGGCTTGGGCAAGTCGGAGCGTCAACCATGAGCCGATCTGGGTATTCATACGATTGCGAAAACCTTTGGCTTTATCGGCGCGCGGTGGACAATGCGCTTACTGGGCGACGGGGCCAAGCTTTCCTTCGTGAGCTGCTTGCAGCGTTAGACGCCATGCCTCAAAAGCGCCTTATCGTCCACGAGCTGCAGGAAGTCGACGGCGAGGTGTGCGCAATCGGTAGTGTCGGTGTGGTTCGCCAGATTGACATGTCTGACGTCGATCCAAATGAGCCAACCGAAGTTGCGGCCAAGTTTGGAATCGCCACCTGCATGGCGCAGGAGATCGTCTACATCAACGACGAGTGTGGGATAGCGTCCGAAACGCCTGAATATCGTTGGGAGCGCGTGCGCAAGTGGGTGGCCGAGAAAATACGCGCTGAACAGCACACGGAGCCTACAAAGTGATCGACATCATGGCCGTCAAGCTGAAAGTGATCCAGGCCGCGTGCGGCATTTGCGCACTGAGCGAGCTCGAACTCCTGCATCGGCTCGAGGAACTGTACCTCGAGGGAATTGCTGAGGGCGTGAAGGTCGCGAAGGAACAGCTTCAACAGCACTCACCGGAGCAGAAGCCTTGAGCATCATGCAAACCTTTCGCGATGGACCCCGCAATCCGCCGCGCGTTCGCGGTAGCGGATGGTGGAATCTCGGGTTAGCTCTCGGGTACGGATTCGCTGAGAGTAGTTACTTCGGCTGGAACCTCATTCCGAAGTCAGGCGCGGAGATGGCCTGCGACGGTATCGCGCTCCTCCTGATCATCGTGACGTCAAATCGAGTCGCAGATTCCATAGCGGGTGAGTCATGAACATCTACACCCAACGCTTCCGCGCGACGTGTCCCAATAACGGCCGCTCCGTCGACTACATGCTCACCGTTGAATCGCCGCGCATGATCATGGTCGAGGACATCCAGGCCGCGGTGAGCGAGCTCAAGGGCTATCACGAGGACTTCGCTGACGTGTTGTGGGAGCGCTTCGGCGGCCGGCAGACACTGACCGCGCACCATCACGGGACCGACGTGGAGACGGTGCGGCCGTGAAGATCATGCTCGACTGTTCGCCTGCCAAAATCGCGGAATACCGGGAACGGTATAACGAGGATTTCGGCCAACTGCGGACGCCGGGCACCAATTACGCGCTGAGCGATGATCCAAAGGTCGAGTGGGCCGCGGACAACTATTTCTACACGGATCAGGACGTTGAGAAGTGGCTCAAATTCATAGCTCGGTTCGATGAGAATCGCATGAGACGACCTTTGTTCGTAACGATGCCCGACATCGTCGGAGACGCGCAACGCACGCTCGAGTTATTTGAGCACTTCAAGCTACGCACGAACGAACTGCCGCGCGCGCTCGTGCTCCAGGACGGAATCGAGCACGTCAAAATCCCGTGGGACGACATCAAGGCTGTCTTCATCGGAGGGACCGATAAATTCAAGATCAGCCCCGCCGCATTCAACGCAGCCAAAACGGCCAAGGCGCTCGGGAAACTGGTTCACCTCGGTCGGGTCAATACTGCGGCGCGCGTCCGGGCGTGGCTCGGGATGGCCGACACAGGTGATGGCAGCGGCATCAGTCGCTTTGATCACATGCTCGAAGACGTGCTCTTTCAGAAACGTGGCACGCACCCTCAGCAGGCGCTGATCGCCTGATGCTGCATCCTTCCATAAACGGTGACGACTCTTGAAGACGTTAGTTGTTGATAATTTTGCTGGCGGCGGCGGTGCAAGCCATGGCATCGAGCGCGCACTCGGCCGGCCATGCGATTTCGCCATCAATCACGATCCGCAGGCGGTCGCGATGCATCGCGCGAATCACCCGCGCACCCAGCACCTGATCTCATCGGTGTGGGATGTGAATCCCGCAAAGCTCTGCGCCGGGCGACCAGTCGAACTCGGTTGGTTCTCGCCTGATTGCACATTCCACAGCAAAGCCCGGGGCGCCAAGCCGTTTCGGGATCGCAATATGGCGCGACGTCGGCGGGGCCTGGCAGGTCTGATTCCACGCTGGGCTGCGGCAGTGCGCCCTCGTGTAATCATGCTCGAGAACGTTGAGGAGTTCGCATCCTGGGGCCCTCTCCTGCCGAGCGGTAAACCTGACCCGGCGCGCGAGGGTCTTTCATTCAGACGCTGGTG